CGTCATCAAGGTCGCCGTCCCTGACTTCGAGAAGATCGTGCAGTGGTACGGCGAGAACCGTGGCGGCGAGATGCCGCTCGAGGGCTTCCTGATGGGCGGTCAGTCAAACGCGCTCGATGAGCACAAGGCGATCTACCAGCAGCAGAAGCTCGTGGGCCTGCTCGAGGCGGTCGGCTTCACCGCGTGCGAGCCGTGGAAGTCGACCGACGATGATTGCTCGTCGCTGCCTGTGAGCCTCAACGTCAAGGCGCGCAAGCCAGACGCGATGGTCCCGGTTGAGCCTCCGACCTACAAGGACGTGGCGCTCTGCTTCACGACGCCGCGCCTTGGCTTTACCGAGAACATGTTCTGCGCCACGACGGCGGGCGTGAAGCTGCAGATGAGCGTGCACCGCACGCAGGGCGTCTTCTGGACGCAAGGCATCGACCGCGTGCTCACGGACGCGATCGCGCGCCCGGAAGTCAAGTGGATCGTGACAGTCGACTACGACACCACCTTCGAGTGGCAGGACATCGTGCGCCTGCGGACGATCGCGGAGGCAAACGGCTGCGAGATCCTCGTCCCGCTGCAGGCGGGGCGCGAGCGGTCATGCCCTCTGTTCACGATGAAGGACGAGAACGGCGGAATCCGCAAGGCGATCCCCGCCGACGAGATGGAGCGCGACTGCGTGGAGATCGCCACCGGGCACTTCGGGCTGACGATCATCAGCGCCGACGCGCTGCGCAAGCTGGCGAAGCCGTGGTTCAAGGGCGAGCCTGCGGCGGACGGCGGATGGGGCGAGGGACGCATGGACGACGACATCTATTTCTGGAAGCGCTGGCACGAGTCCGGGCGCAAGGCGTGGCTCTGCCCGAAGGTCCGCGTCGGGCACATGGAGCTCGTGATCTCGTGGCCGGGCGCCGACCTGCTCACGCGATACCAGAAGGTCAACGAGTACCACGCGCAGGGCAAGCCGTGGTTCGCGCGCTCCTAGAGTGTGGGCATGGCTGTCGGTCCCTACGCGCTCACGTCGCTCGCAAACCTCAAGGCATGGCTCGGCATCAGCACGAGCACGGATGACACCGTGCTCGAGAGCGCGATCGACCGCGCGACCGCTCGCATCGAGTCGTACGTCGGCCGGCAGATCCTCTCGCGCACCTACACCGAGTGGCGCAGCGGCGCGGGCGTGGACGAGATCCGCCTCCATCAGTGGCCCGTGTCGCAGGTCAGCGGAGTGTGGACGGGCGCATACGCGGCGCTCGTCGTCGGCTCGGGCGACGCGACCGACATCCGCGCGAGCATCAGCATCAATCAGGAGACGGGCTCGCCTGCGGCGGTCCTGACGCGCACGACATCGGCGGGCGTGACGACGACCACGACGCTCGCCTTCTCGACGTACACGACTACGGCTGCGCTGGCGACCGCGATCGGCTCGACGGCGGGCTTCACCTGCACGCTCGGCAAGAACATCCGCACGACGCAGCTCCGTCCGCGCGCGGCAGGCGACGTGGTGCTCGCCACCGTGACGCTCTTCGCCGCCGACACGCCCAGCGAGTACAGCTACGACTACGACACGGGGCGCCTCGCCATTGACCAGTCATGGTGGGCGTACTGGCCGCTCGAGCGCGGGATCATGCCCGATGCGGTCAAGAGCGTTCTCGTGGAGTACACCGCCGGATACGCGACGGTCCCGGATGACATCGAGCAAGCGTGCATTGAGATCGCCGCGATGATGTACCGCGACCGCCGGCGCGACGCAGGGCTCGCGTCGGAAAGCCTCGGGGACTACTCGTACACCCGCGCGAACCGCGCCGAGGTCGATGCGGTCATGGCGGGCTTGCTCACGGACTGGCGGGAGATCGCATGAGCGTCGACTCGCTCATCGCCCAGTACGGCATCGCGGCGACCACGCAGCGCCCCACGACTACCCGCGATAGCACGGGGTCGATCATCAACACCTACACGAACAGCCTCACGACGCTCACGGTCTACCTGCAGCAGGGCGGCGGCTCGGAGACTGACGCGCTCGGTGCCCAGCGCAACACGCTATCGGCGGTAGGCTACGTGCCCGTAGGGACGGCTATACAGCCGCAGGATCGGCTCTTCGTCGGGACCGTCTTCTGGGACATCCAAGAGGTCCGGACGCCTGACGAGCGATCTACGGGCGACGGCGTGGCTCATATGCGGCTCGCACTCACTCGGACGCTGCCGCTCTAATGCCTGCGCGTTCAAACTTCGATGCAAACGCCATTAGGAGGCGACTTGAAGCGGCGCTCGTAACGGGCACGCTCGAGGCGATGGTCGAGACGCAGAATCGCTTGCTCAAGATGGTCAGCAAGCGCGGCAAGGGACGCTTCTACGCGATCAGCCCGACCGGACAGTCGAACATGGCGCGCGTCGGCGGGCTGTCCCAGTTCGCAGCGACCCGCATCGGCATGGCCGGCACGGCAGCGAACCGCAGGGCACTGCTCAAGCGTCCGCGCGGTGGCGCAGTCCGCAACCTGCGAGATGCTGGGGTGCATCAGGCATCGGCGCCCGGTGACCCACCAGCGCCAGATACGGGCAACCTGCGCAAGACGATTCAGCTCGCCAAGCCGCAGCGCATCAGCAAGGGCACCGCCATCGGCTGGCGCATCGGCATCGCGGCGGTCTACGCGCGCGCGCTCGAGTACGGCTACCGTAGGCTCCTTCCGCGCCCGTATGTGAAGCCCGTGCTCGCGCAGATGCGCACGATCGCGCCGCGCATGATCCGCAACCGTCTACGCTTGAACGGGTTCAGGGCACGATGAAGAACGTAGCAGCCGCCATCTACACCAAGCTTGCAAGCGTTACCACGACCGGATCGTTCCACGATCTCGTAGGCGGGCGCTACTACCACGTCGAGGCTCCGCAGAATGCGGGCTTCCCGCTCGCCGTCTACACGCTCGAGAGCGTCGACAACGAGGACCAGTTCGGCGGCTCGCGCATCCTGCGCGGTACGGTGACCTTCGACATCTACTGCGAGGCGAAGGCCGGCGCGGCGGTGGCGATGGACATCGAGGAGGCGCTCTTCGGCCTGATCGACCAGTCCACCCTGACGGCATCGAGCCCGTACGGAACGGTCACACTGCAGTGCCTTGCGCGCGGCGTACCATCAGCGACCGACGAGTTCGTCGTGATCAGCACCTCTTACAGCCTCTTCACCACGAGGAACGCCTAATGGCAGCACTGAACGGAAACAGCGGGAATATCAGCGGCAACGGCATCGTCGGCACCCTCAACACTTGGAGCTGCACGATCAGCCGCGCAGTGTCCGACGTGACCGGGTTCAGCAACAGCGGGCGCAACCGCCTGCTCGGCGTCTACGACATGACCGGCAGCGCCGGCGGCGTGCTTGATGACACCAGCTCATTCGTGTCCGGCAACTTCCTTGCGGCGCATACCGCAGCGACTGGCGCCACGATCACGCTGCAGGCCGACGGCACGACCAACCAGATCGCGGCGAACTGCGTGGTGGATTCGGTCGCCCTAAGCGTGACCAAGACGGGTGACAGTAGCGTGACATTCAATTTCTCGCTCGCGTCAACCACGACCGGAACGAATAGCCCCTTCGTCATCGCTTGGACCTGATAGCCCATGAGGAGAGAGGCCACGGTCATCGGCTTGCCGATCGCCGGCTTTGAGGCGACGGGCGTACTGACATCCGAAGACGATTGGGTCGTGACTGGCGTGCATCGCGGGCAGGCATTCCGACGCTACGTGTCGTCCAATGCCACCGAGGAGATCGCGCTGCGCATGACCGCGCAGGGACTCAAGCTCACGCCTGACGGCCTCGAGTGGATCAAGGCACGACGCCGCCGAGAGGTCGAGGAGTGCATCAGGCTCGATGGGGACTGGTTACGATCGCGTGCACTATGAGAGCATTACTGACTATCGGATCGCTGACCCTCCGCTTCCTGACGCTGCGCGACTGGTGCGAGCTCACGCGCGAGTGGCTTGGGGCACGCCAGCAGGCGCACGAGCAGGCGCTGCGGCGTTCAGGCGCGTCGGCGCTTGAGATCGCGCAAGCGGTGCAGCAGTACGCGGACAGGCAGAGCGCCTATGCCCTGCTGCTGGAGATGTGCAAGACCTACGACGGCGCGCTCGCCATCCTCGAGCGTGCGGCCCGCAACAGCGGCATCAAGACCGACGACCTATATGCGGCGCTCGAGGGCATGAATCCCGACGACGTGGCGATCCTTGCCATGCGCGCATGCGGGTGGGAGATCAAGGCAGTCGAACCGGGAAACGGCTGACGCCGCCGTCCGACGAGGACTGGCGGCGATTCGCGGCGATGGTCGCGCGATACCTGCCGGGGCTCGGCGACCCTATGGACATGACGTACGTCGATCTCGAGGCGTGGGCCGACCCGATGGCGGAGATCATCCGCAGGGAGAACGGCAGTTCCCGGGACGAGGACAGCCACCGCGCTAGAGTTGAGGCTGACATGCGGAGAC